TAGATGAGCAAGAACAGTTTGCTACGGGTGCTTTTACCGATAGTCAACATGACGATAACTTAGGTTTTGAAGATCCAGTAGAAATTATAGAGATATACGAAGAAGAAATGTTTCCACCTTTTGAAGAGTTCGGAGATAACCCTAATGATTATTTCGAAGACCCTTTCGTAGAAGAATTTATTGTTTTTTATGAACCAGAGCCTTTACCTTTTATTGATACTTTTAGTCCTCATCATGACGAACCGTTTCACCAAGACGAAGTATTATTAGATGAGTTTATATTTCAAGAAACTTTTTTAGTAGAAGATTATAGCGAACCTGAAACATTTATTGAATTTAATAGCGTAGAAGAACTAGAAGAGTGGTTTGAAGAAGAAACTAATGAGCGTCTTGAAGAACGAATTGAAGAAGAACTTGCTGATCTTGATGAGCCAGAAGAAGAATTTATTGAAGAAATCTTCGAAGAAGAAGTTGTAGAAGAAGTATTCGAAGCGATTGAAGAACGTATAGCAGAAGCTGAAATAGAAGAAGAAAGAATCGAAAGAGAAGAAATCGTAGAGGAATTCGAAGAAGTGTTTGAGGAAGAGTTTCAAACTGCGGAAAGAGAAGAAGCTACAGGTAAGAGTTCTATTAGTAGGGATATAGCTTTACGAGTTGTTTCTTCTACGATAGCTACAGCTACGCAAAGCGTTAGTGGTACAAATGCAGGTAATAGTGTACACTCCAATGGGACAAGCACCGCATCTGGTAACAGCGTTAACATGAGTTCTACGGGAGCTTCTTCAGGTAATGCAGGTATAAGCACAACCAGTTCACCTAGTATGTCAGACCAGTTTGCTTCTGCTACAGTACAAACTAATCAAGTGTTAGATATGAGTTCTATTTCAGTATCTGGTTCTACAACTACAAGTTCTGTAGAAACAACAGATGTAAATACTTCCGTTGTTTCTGTTACAGTATCAACTACAGTTCAAGATCAAATAGATACCTCAATAAACTCTATGGATACATCTTCTGATGCTGACAACACAGTAGAAGATTTAATAGCACAAAATTTACAAACAGCACAAGAAGAAGTAGAAGCTCAACAAGAAGAAACAGGTGAGTACGGTTCAGAAGACACAGTTATAGCATATATGGGGTTTGTACCAGGATTTAACAATTATCAAAAAGTTATTATGTTAGATCAATCACAATGGTATGAGTCAAAAACTATCTATACAGACACTCTTGCAGATAACACAGAAGCGTTTTATGGTTTAGCAAGTAGTAATATTACCAAAATGAGTAATATAATAGAGCAACAACCAAAATTATAGGAGAGAGTTATGGATTGGTTTCAAAGTAAAACAACACAAATAATTGCGTTAGTTGGTATAGTATCAACACTAGCAGGGTTTGGTTACACAGGTGCTACTTATGTAAATCGTATTACTAATCTAGAAGCTAAAATAGGTGGTATAGGAGATACTGAGTCAGCTCAACAGGTAATAGAAGAACGCTTTGCCGCCATAGAAACTTCTGTACAGTTTTTAGAAAAAAGTATCGATAGTATAGATGTTCCTGATGTTACAGAAATTAAAACTGATATAGCTACAATTAAAGCCGATTTAGAAAGTCTTGACAGTAATTTAACTAAGCTAGAAAATAAAAACGACAACCCATTAAACGGATGACTACTAAAAAAGCAACAGCAAACGATGTCGCTAATGATTTAGCTAAACATGAAATACAGTGTGCAGAAAGGTGGAAAACAGCATTTAACGAGTTTTCTGACATAAAAGAAGAGATATCTAATATTAACTCAACGATCAAAACAGCAACCTTTAGTGTATTCGGTTTCATAGGAGCAGTATTAATTGCTGTGTTGACCAGCGTTGTTTTGTAATGAGCAAAATTTTAATAGGTGTTATACTTGTGTTATCGTTAGTCACTTATTACTTCTATAGCCAAAACCAGATCTTAGTTGCAAACAATTCACAGTTAGAAAACGCAGTAGCTACGCAAGAAGAAACAATAAAATCAATACGAGCAGACTTTGAGTTACAAACACAACAACTGCAAGAACTTAGTGTAAAGAGTCAAAAAGCACAAAGAGAGTTAAACAGATACACACAGTTTATACAAAACTATGAACTAGCGTCTAAAATATTAACAGATCCAGTAGAAATGGAGAGGAAAATAAATAATGGTACAAAGCATATCATGGAAGACATCGAGAAAATCAGTAACACTATTGACAGTCTTGATGATGGCTTGCAGTTGCAGCCTACTGCCAACTAAACAAATACAAGTCTCTGCTAAACCTATTGAAAGGCAGATAGTACAACCTATCATGCCTAGAGAAATCAATCTCAAAGAACTGCAATGGTTAACTGTAACACCTGATAATTGGGAAGATCAATTAGCAAGAATAGAACAACAAGAAGGTGAGTTGGTGTTCCTAGCTATGACCATTCCTGACTACGAAGTCATGGCATACAATATGCAAGAAATTAAACGCTATATTGTTGAATTGAAAGATGTAGTAGTATACTATAGGAAAGTAACAACTTCTGAGGAAACTGAATGAATATATCAAAAGAAGGCATAGCTTTAATTAAAAAATTCGAAGGATGTGAACTCACCGCATACCAAGATGCTGTTGATGTATGGACAATAGGTTATGGGCACACTAAAGATGTTAAAAAAGGTGACTCTATAACTAAGGAAGAAGCTGACTCTATGTTAATGCATGAGCTGTTAGAGTATTGTAGTCATGTAGAAAACGCAGTTGAAGTAGAATTAAAACAATGTATGTATGATGCGTTAGTTTCTTGGACATACAATCTTGGTCCAACAAACTTAAAATCAAGTACAATGCTTAAATTTTTAAACGCAGGAAATTACGAAGAAGTGCCAACACAAATCAAACGCTGGAACAAAGCAGGTGGAAAAGTGTTAGAAGGATTAAAACGAAGAAGAGAAGCAGAAGCTCTGTTGTTTGAAGGTAAAGACTGGACAGGAGTGTAGTATGCCATTAAGTAAGTTTGTATTTAAACCTGGAATCATGAGGGAAGGTACAGATTATGATAACGAAGGTGGTTGGTTTGATGCTAATTTAGTTAGATTTAAAGCAGGTAGACCACAAAAAATAGGTGGTTGGCGTAAAGACAACACTAATACTTTTTTAGGCACTTGTAGAGCTTTACACGGTTGGCTGACTTTATCAGGCACAAAACTTTTAGGGTTAGGCACAAATAAAAAATACTATATCGAAGAAGGTACAACTTTTAATGACATAACTCCTTTAAGGTCAACTACGAGTGCAGGTGATGTAACTTTTGCTAAAGTAGGTGATGGGGATGCTACACTTACGGTTAGTGACACAGGACATGGAGCAGTAGCTGGTGATTTTGTTACTTACAGTGGTGCAGCTAGTTTAGGTGGAAACATTGTTGCTTCTGTATTAAATCAAGAATATGAAATAGCTACTATAGTAAACGCTAACTCTTACACTATAGAAGCTAAAGATACTAATGGCGACCCAGTATTAGCAGCAGCAGGAGATAGTGGTAATGGTGGAAGCAGTACAGTAGGAGCATATCAAATTAATACAGGATTAGATGTTTATGTAACTTCTACAGGTTGGGGTGTTGGTCTTTGGGGAGATGGAACATGGGGAAGCTCAACTGCTTTAACACTTGGTAATCAGCTTAGACTTTGGTCACATGACAACTTTGGTGAAGATTTACTTATTAACCCAAGAGGTGGTGGAGTTTATTATTGGGATGCTACTAATGCTGTAACAACAAGAGCTTATGACTTAGCTACACAAAGTGGAGCAAATTTAGTGCCAACAGTCGGTTTACAAGTCTTAGTTAGTGAAACGGATAGACATGTAATAGTTTTAGGAGCAGATGCAATATCTGGTAGTTCAAGAACAGGTTCCGTAGATCCCATGCTTATAGCTTTTAGTGATCAAGAAAACCCTTTAGAGTTTGAACCTCTTACAACTAACACAGCAGGTAGTTTAAGACTTTCCGAAGGCAGTCAAATAATTGGTGGGTTAAAAGCTAGACAAGAAGTGTTAGTTTGGACAGACACAGCGTTGTACTCTATGCAGTTTATCGGACCACCTTACACATTTGGATTAAATTTAATCAACGATGGTAGTGGTCTTATAAGTCCTAAAGGTGCCATAAGTAGTTCTAGTGGAGTTTACTGGATGGGGTACGATAGTTTTTATGTATATAACGGAGCAGTGCAAAAAATACCTTGTAGTGTTCTTAGCTATGTGTTTGATGATTTTAATGTAGGTCAAGCGTTTAAAGTTTTTGCATTTAACAACAGTGAATTTAACGAAGTAGGTTGGTATTATCCCTCTGCTAGTTCTGACGATATAGACCGTTATGTGGTTTACAACTATGCAGAACAGGTGTGGACTATAGGTCAACTTAATAGAACAGCATGGTTAGACTCTGGTGTAGAAAATTATCCTAGAGCAACTACAGGGAATTATTTATACGAACAAGAGTTTGGTTATGATAACGATGGTAGTCCTATGACTAATGTGTTTATAGAAAGCAGTGATTTTGACATAGGTGACGGAGAAAGTTTTGCGTTTGTAAATAGAATTATTCCTGACATTAAGTTTTTAAGTAACAGTGATGCTGGTAAAGTTAACATAGTGTTAAAAACTAGAGATTTCCCAGGAGACACTCTAACTACAGCTAGTACAACCCAGATTGCTGCTAGCACTTCTAAAGCAGATGTGCGAGCTAGAGCAAGACAAATAACACTAAGGTTAGAATCAGATGACGACGCTACTAATACAGGTAATGAAAATGTAGGTTGGCGTTTAGGTGCTACAAGAATGGATGTAAGATCTGACGGAAGACGATGAGTAAACTACTCCCTACTCGTTTACCCATTAGTTTCTCTCCTCAAGTAGAATCCGATACATACAATAGATTAGTTCGAGTATTAGAACTTAATTTAGGTCAGTTTAATCCAGACAACACACGACAGATAACAACTTCTGAAAGAAACACACTCTATTTTGATCCAGGAAGTTTGATCTGGAACACATCTATTGGTGTGTTACAAGTTTATACAGGAACTTATTGGATTGACATAGGTACACCCACGAATCCATTAGGTTATGAAGCTCAAGCACTACTTGGTCATGTTTCAGTAAAAACTAATGGAGATATTACAATTGAGTTAACACGATATGCCTAAACCATTTTATTACAACTGCACATTAGATAGAGTTGTTGATGGAGATACGATTGATGTAAATATCGATCTCGGTTTTGATATAGTTCTTACTAAACAACGAGTACGATTAGCAGGTATAGATACACCAGAAAGCAGAACTAGAAACCTTGCCGAAAAAGCACTAGGACTAAAAGCAAAAGATAGACTTATAGAACTTTGTGGTAAAGAACTACAAGTACAGTCTCTGGGTAAAGGTAAGTATGGCAGGATATTAGGTATTCCGCATACTATAGATGGTGAGGATATCTGTGCTATGTTAATAACAGAAGGACACGCTGTGGAGTACTGGGGTGGTAAAAAAGTTAAAGTTTGGGGTTAAAGTCTAAAAACTGACTCCCCAGATCGTCTCCAGGGAGTTTTTAGTCATGAGTTAAGGGTAAACTACCCTTTGTTTTGAGTAGAAGTAGCTACGATTAGACCTTGTTTAATCATATATTTAACTAAACTAGGTTCTAATTTACCGTGTTCATCTATAACTTTATGTATTAGTTTATTGTAGTGATCGCTAAAATAAGGTAATCTATTAAAACTGGCTTCGAGTTTTTTATAGGTTATAGGTCTATCCTTGTATATAAAAATAATAGAGTAATCTAGAACACAAAGAACTCTGTTCATTTTAGTTTTAGGTTTATAAAAACCATCGCCAGCAGAAAGTCTTCGTTTACCTTCAGAAGTAAGTTTAAGTAGACTTGTATTAAAGTCGTAATTTTTATCTTCCTTAGTTTTAGTTAGCTTGATAGTTTTTCTACCTATCTGTTTGTGGAACTTAGAACTTTCCATATGTTCAAAGTCCACATTTGCGTCTCGTAAACTTTGACTTAGTTCTTTATAGCTAGGTTGATCAGGATGAAACTTGTGTAACAACACGCAGAACGCTGTTACGAACTCTTTACCGTGTGGTTCTATAGCTCGGTTAGGTCGTTCTTTATATTTCCTGTCGTCAGATATAGCATGGGCATATTCGTGTAATACAACTGACCAGCATAGTGCCCATTGTCTAGGTAATTTTATTTCGTGACTAGTAACACGATTAGCACAAGTGGCATACCTTCTGTCACCGTTTACAAATGTAGTGTCAACACGCATACCCTTATATATTTTGTTTAGACTATTTATAATAAACAAACATTGTTGTTCGTTAAGTTCGTCTCTACCTTTACCACTCCAACTAGATTTGTTTTCCCAGTTGTAAACCTTTTGTCGTTGCCTATCTCTCATAAGTTATTCTCCTTTCTTAATTACTTATACACTCATCATATACTCATTTACTTT